TGTTGTTGTTTCAGGTGGTTCAGGAACTAAAACACTAAAATTGTATGAAGATACGTCAGCACCATATACTGACTACTCAGTAGATAGTTTGATACAAAGTGGCACTTCTGTTGCTAATAATACAACATACTATTTCACAAACGTACCTTGTACTAATAACAAATATTGGGTTCAATGTATTGACGCAAATGGTTGTGTAATACATTCTAGTTCATCTGTTATGGTTTGTGGTTATTTTAATACAGCCGCACAATTTAAAACAGGAAATAATTTATCATGTACCCCAACACCTGATACTCAAATTTTCTTAAGAGGAGGTTCTGATTATACAACTTTTAATGCGAATGGTTATATATCGGCTGGAATGATACTATATACCAATGCTAATGGAACAATTTATCCATATAATACAATTTTTGATAGTGTCGCCTTAACGGTTTTCAACGTATCATCAGGAATAGTAGGAACAGTTAGATCTTTATGTTAAAAATTGTTAAAAATAAGATATTTATAATAAAAGAAATTAAAATTTAAAAAAATGGGACCAGGCAATTCTACAACAAACGTTACTTTACAATTAACAGGGACATCATCCGTTCCAAATAACTTCAATATTGAAATCTTTGCTTGGAATATAACAACAGATTTAGTATCGACAACAGGTAGAACATATGCCTCAACCGTATCAAGAACAACAACATCATCATTAAATGGAGGTACTTTGCTTAATGGTTATGGAATATCGGGTATAACGGGTACCGATAGATATGTTAAATTAACAAGTACAACCACATGCACTAGTGATAGTGGTTTAATAAGTATTGAATCTGCAGCATTATCGGTATATACCCCACCTGTTGTTAGTAATTATTCGGCACCAGGAGCCGAAGATACTTTCGCCACTCAAGGACCAAGTAATTATTTATCATCTGGTGTTCACAATATAGCATCATTTGATTCGTTATCTTATATATCCGCATCAGATTTTACTGTGTCTTATCTTAGTGGAACCACCGTATCTGGAGCCGTATATGTAACAGGAACATATCAATATGGTCCATTTAGTAGATTAACTGTAGTTCAATCTGGAAAATCATTTAGTGTAAATGGTTCTCCAAACACATCGTTTATAGGTGACGCATCTCTCCACATTTTAGGTAGGGTACAATTAACATACACTCCTTCTGGAAAATCTACCACTTTTGATTATTATTATCGACCATGGACAACTTAAAATAGCTATTTATTTACATTAAATTAATCTTTATATTATCTAAAACCTAATAAAGATATTTATAGGTGTAAATAATTTATATGTCAGATTTATTTGGAAGTATGTCTTTTTATGTTCCGTCTTACCCAATGTCGGGTGAAACTCAATCTGTAGTTATACAAAATTATTTAAATGATTATGAATACACTCCAACAACGGGATATACCACAACAGGGTTTACCTATTTAGGTATTGGAGGTAGTAAGCTATCCGAATTAAAAAAATACGGAGCAACAGGATATACACAAACATTAACAAGTGGTTCTATGGAAGATGGAACAACTTGGACAGGTTATACATTTGGATATACTCATAATACAACCGGTTCAACTACTTTACAATACAGAGATTATTCCGATGGATATACAATGATTACAGGTAATACCACAGGGTTTACCAAGGAGGAAGTTATTAACTATACCCTAACAAGAAATGAACATTTTTTGGGTTTTGTGGAACAACCTACTGTTTATTCGGACGTTTTTGTGGAACGAGGTAAATTGGGAGTTATGGAAAGGAACTTTAGGTTAAGTGAAATTGATAGTATGGGTGAATTGAGTATATATGGAAATGGGTATTTTAAAGTTAGAAAACAATAAGATTTATATTTATTAATAAAAGAAAATGGCAGTAGGATCATATGGTATTGTAAGACCCGCAGATGTATCACCAGCAGACGTAGAGATATTATATCATTACGTTTCAAGTAGAACTGCGAACGTTACACCAACATTAACAAAATTAGATTCCACAGCAATATTAACGCCGGTGTTTCATAATGAAACGACAGGTGGTGTTGCAAATAAAGAAATTTTAGGTGGTTTATATAATCTGAAATTACAATCGGGTCAATTTTCAGAATTAGGAATTTACACATTACATTTACGTCCTAAACAAGTTAGGACAAATATTATGGATTGCGGAGTTTTAGCGTCACTTCCATCAGTTAGAGGTTTAGTCATTGACATTGGTAATGTACCGGTTGACGACCAAGGAAAATTCACACCACAAGGATTAGTTGGATATAGAATTGAATATATTAATAAGACCAATTACCAAAAAGTTCCAAACTTTTATAGATTGGTAACTTCATCTTTTTATTGTGTACCAACTACTGCAAATTTATCAAACTCAACAGATAAGGCGATTAGGTATCAATATACCGATTCCCAATCTAACTTTATATTTTTAACAGTAACACCAAGTTCATCACCTTCAAGTAGACCAAATGTGGTTCCATTTATTGGTGAACCAGGTCAAAGTATTATTTTAACAAATACATTTTTCAATCCAACAACGGTTGAAATTGAAATGGTTGAACATGATGCATCAACATTGGCACACGCGCTTTACGGTGACCAAACTAAGGCAATTGCTCCAGGTATTTACACAATCTACGATAAAGATAAAAATATCTATAAACAATACAATCTTTACGAAATTAAAGACCAATTTAATGATACATTATATGAAGTTCGTGAAGAAAGAACAAGTATAGATGAAACTTTAAATTTAGATAACATAACAGGATAATGGCTAAAGTAAGATATAAAGTTCCAAATGAGGCTGCTAGTGGTGTAGAAACATTTAGTGATAAATTAGTTGGTACACAGATTACTGATGGTACTAGTCAACTGACTAATACAAACTTTGATATCAATAGAGTCATTCCTGAAAAAGATAGTAAGAATTTTAAATCACAACCCTTTTCTAATTTCTTAACATTAAATGATTTAAAAGGAAAATTGAACACTACAACACAAAATGGTAATGTAAAGAAAAAAGAAAAAATTAAATTTAAAGGTGGAATTAACGACGCAGGTAAATCTTTATATGGTTCATTAAAACAAAGATTACAAGTATCAATATCAAACATCATTACAAATTTTCCGGCTGCTATATTAGTTGATAAAGATAGTCCTATTAAAAGTATTCCATATACATTATCTGAAATAACTTATAGTGAAAGTGCAAAGACAACTGAATTTTATATTCAGAAATCAATTTTATTTAATCCATTTGACATTACGCTCATTAAACCATTAAGTAATACTTTACCTACTGTTGATAATACGATTAGAAATTTTTATTCCTCATATACAAAATATGTTTTAGTATATGAGAATGTTACATATGATATTATTTCATACACAGAACCTGACGCGTCAAATTTAATTAAATTAAAAGTTAAAGGAAAACCATTTACAGGTTTAACCATAAATGATAGTGTTTTAATAAGACCAAATAACGGAATCACTGAAGAATTTTTTAGTGGTTTAGATGATTTAGAAACTCTTTTATTAAATCGAGAAAGTAATCCAATATATCAAGCGAGCTTCAAAGTACCTAAAGAAAGTTTAGATGAAACTAAAACTGAAATTGTTAATGTATATGTTAACTGGCCAACAACTAAAGATGGTTGGAATTTACAAATAGTTGGTATCGATTACGCCGATTACATTAGCCAATTAAGTAGTTTAGGTGATGAAATTGACGATTATAAATCTAATTTAATTGTAAGATTTTTAACCGCACCTCAATTATTTGAGTTTGATACTGATGACCAAAAGGCACAATCTATATTTCAATTATACGGTCAATCATTCGATAAAGTAAAAAAATATATAGATAACATTGCTTACATGCGTAATGTAAGTTATGACGGAATAAATAATGTTCCAGATATATTATTAAAAAATCTTTCACAAACATTAGGGTTATCTACCATTAATTTATTTGACGAAAAAACATTAGAAGATACTTTATACTTAAGACAAGATACTGTGTTTGATGGTGTATCAGTAGGTAAAACTTTAGTGGAAGCTGAATATGAATTTTATAGGAGATTATTAGTTAATCTTGCTCACATATATAAATCAAAAGGAACGAGAGCATCTTTAGAATTTTTCTTAAAGTTTATCGGGGCACCAGAACCAATGATTAAAATTAATGAATTTGTTTATAATGTAACGTCATTACCAAGACGTTTGTATGATAACAATAGTAGTCAATCACAACTTGAAACGGATTTATATGATGTAATACAAGGTTCTACAAACCAAATTCAAATTACTGGATACACATTTAGTAGTAGTGAGTATACATATTTAACTGGTTCTGTGGCAAGTACATCAACATTAACAAGAGATGAATACCCAATTGATTCAAACGGACAACCAAGAAAAACAACAAACACTCAAAGTGATATATTTTTTGGAAAAGGTTCTGGTTGGTATGATACCACACTTGAACATAGGTCATCAGATATAATTGATACACATTTATCTAGCGGTTCATTTGTTAATGGTGTGTTCCAATTAACAGGTAGAACTAAGACAATTAAAACAATGTCAAAACCATACACACATGGTGAAGATTATTTTGACACATTTAGAACATTACCTGGATTAGATTATGGATTTGGATTAACATCAAAAATTGACAATACAAAAATTAATGTAAGTAACCAACAACTTATTTTAAATAGAAAAAATATTAATGTTCATTTATCACCAGCACAAACTGTTGATTATGACATCTACCGTCAATCTAGAAATTTAAATCTATCTTTTGGTTCTGCAACACTTTCACCTCAAACAGGTGTAACATTTGCTGAATTTCTTGATAGTGCATTAAATCAATTGATAACAAATTCAAATGTAATAAAATATAAAAATAATTACATTATTTTAGAAGATGTATATCAAGATTATATCACTAATAAATATGGAACAAATTATGGTTATGTTCCATATGACCATATTTCATTAACTGAATTTATAAATAAAATGGGACCTTATTGGGTTCAAGTTATTGAACAGTTTATCCCATCAACTACACAATGGACAGGTGGTAATTTAATAGAGAATAATAAATTTGGTAGGTCAAAATATAAGTATAAAAAACCATGTCAAATATTTGAATTTGTTGATAATGTTTACCCACAACCAACAGGTAATACTTACTCAACACAATTTGAAGAAGAAATTATTAATTTATCTAGTTTTTATGCTGCGGACGATGATTTAAATTATGATGGTTATTTACAATTATATCCTATTTTTGAAATTGACGGTATAACATATAGAGGACCAAGTGACCCTAATAATGTTTATGCGTTAGGTCAAACAACGGGATGTACATATGCATTAGTTAGTGGAACAACTACGGTTCCAAATGTTAGTGTTAGATTATATAAAGGAAATGGTACTAATGCTTTAGAAATACCAATGTCCAATTCTGATATAACACAATTAAAATCATTATGGAAAACTGCAATAATAAATACAGTTAATTATATTAACACAGTTTCGGGACAAACAGGAAATATTTTAGGTAAAGATACCGATTATGGAACATTAATAGGAAATTCAACCATCACCGGACAAACAATACAATCTATTTTGTCTTATGAATTTTTCACTGGAAAAACTGGAGAAGAGTTTGTAAAATTTAAATCGTACAAACATGGTCCACATAGTTGTACTGTGATAAATTCATTTAATTTTATGGTAGGATATGGTACTAGTGCCGTTGACCCAACCCCAACTCCAACCCCAACACCGACTCTTACACCAACAAATACCCCAACTAACACCCCAACTAATACAAATACACCAACTAACACATCAACTAATACACAGACCCCAACTAAAACTCCGACTAACACCCCAACAACAACCAATACACCAACCAATACATCAACACCGACTCCAACTCCAACATCAACAACAGATACTCTACCAATCGGGTCAACACTCATTTACCTATCAAGTGGAACCACAATAGTTAATGCTTGTACTGGTACAACTCAATCGTATTATTATCAAACACCAAATCCACCAACAATCCCAAATTTTAGTTTTGAGGGTGTAAAAATATTTACGGACCCAACATTATTAACACCAGCATTGGGAAGTCCTGGTTTTACTAAATATTATTATTCATCTGATTATAATACATTATATTATGTTAGTGATAGTGAAGGTAGAAAATACGTTAGTAACACACCTTGTCCAACCCCAACCCCAACAACGGGTACTGTAATTAACGCAGTTGTAAGTTTAATTACTGGACAAACTGCATGTGACGGAGGAGATTATGGAGACGCTCCATCGAATGACCCATTAGTAGACCCCAAATTTTTTACCTTTACAATCTATGGAAGTAATATTGTAAATGCAACTGCAATAATTAATATACCGGCTTTTTTACTTGCGGATTTTGTAGATAATCAAGTATTTTATGTAAAAGGAAGGTCTTCTGGCACATTCTATTGGAGAAAATTTATTTTAAGTGGATCACCAAGTCCTACCGCAATTGCTAATTCATCTGGTATCGCGGTATTGTGTGTATAAAAATTAAAGAAAGATATTTATAATATATGAGTTTTTTAAATAGTAACGACGCAGAGTATTTATCGGCAAGAATAACCCAAAAGGGTAGAAATGCAATTGCAAAGGGAGCATTTGATATCAGTTATTTCACAATTGGTGATTCTGAATATAACTATAATATGACAGGAACAACAGGTTATCAATCTGTGTTCGCACCATTAGATAAAGAAACACATGTTAAATATCCATTTCAATATACAAGTGGAACCACAATTTACGGTGTTCCGGTAAATCAAACCACCGAACCCACAACATTGAGAAATCAAATTGGACCCGCTGGTTTTATATCTGATTATTCAGGTACAACAAGTCGTAGTACAATTCAATGTTTACATAAAAAAATAGACATATCATCTTTTAGTGGGACCACATCAATTACCGTTACCGGTATGACAGTAGGAACGACATATAGTGATTGTCAATATATCACGTTAGCACTTAACGAAGCAAAAATATCGGGTAACATATTAACAGGAAAAACGAATAGTTTAACATATAAAATAGTATCTGTTAGTGGGTTAACAACAACAAGTGAAAAATTAACATTAGATAGACCTATACTCAAATTGGGAGGTACTGTGGACATCATTTGTAATAAATGTGAATTAGAAAATCCAATTGAAAATGTAGAAAATACCGACCAACATAATCCATGGACTATGAATATTGTTTGGGGTAAAAAACCAATCGGTATTCCAGATAGTGCACCATATAGAAATTTATCAGGTTATACTAGTAACAAATATATAGGAGTAAAGGAATTTTTAGGATATGGAAGTACAGGGCAATCTTTTACTGATTTTACCGGAGGAACAATTACAGGTACGTCATTTGTAAATTCTTTTGGTGATATTATTGAACATACATCGGAAGAACAAAGAGCAATCGCAATTGTACATTTCTCCGAAATTGGTGATTTATCAAATGACCCAGATAGGTTCTTTAAATATGACGATTATATCGGTACCGAAACTAACGATAGAACATACTTCCAAGTTTATTTACCATTCTTACTTTACCATAGAAATACAGGTTCAACCGTAGGTGCAATTTTTAATATGGGAAGTGACGTTAAATTTATAGTTTCAACATTAAATAATAATTCACAAATTGAATATCGTGATTTGTTAGATGAGATGGGTAATAAAGTAGGTAAAGTATTTGTTAATAATAAAACTATAGTATTTGATGATGAAGAAATTGTTGCGGCATTAGATTATAAATCTAATAGACATCACACATTACCAGCACCAAAATTAGGATTAACGTCACCAACAGGTAACACCCATATGTTATCAGGAACAGGAACAACAATGTGGATGACTTACGGATTTGGTGGGTCAAATACAACAACAATACCACTTAGATCATTACCATGTAATTATGTTTCAAAAATAAACGGAACTAATGATACATCAAATGTCACATTTAAATTTGGTAATGAATTTTCAAATTTAAAAATAAATAGTGACTTGACAAATGGATTTTTAGCAAATGAGTTTTTTGCTTTAGTACAAACAGGTATAACAACAGGAACACCCATCAATAGTGAATGGAAAAAAATTAATTTAACATCTACAGATTTACAAACTTCAACATATATTGACCCAACAAAATTAACAGGAGTAACATTTACGATTACAAAAGAGATGTACGATGGTGGAAGTACATTTAATTTAACTGAAGACCCACATATGATTGGTAAAGTTAATTTTACAGATACTACAGCTCCACATTTTGGTGATGAACAACCATTCCCTGGAAGTATTAAATTAGTACGAGCCTCAGATATTGAAGAAATGAATTTCTTGGTTAATCTACCAACAGGTAAATTTACAACATCACAAAACCCAACATATACAAGTGGAGACCCTATAATCACTGAAGTTGCGTTACTTAATAACAATAAAGAAGTGATGGTTAAAGCAAAAACAAGTAAACCAATCAAAAGAACTGGAACTCAAGTATTTGCGGTTAAATTGGATTTCTAAAGATTTACATTTATTTTAATTTACATTATATTAGAATTATGAATGATAATTTAATAAAATTAAAAAATAAACCAAAAATTTTAGGACTTGATATTAGCACAAAAGTTATCGGGTTTGCTTTGTTTGATATTTCAGGTTCTAAACTATTAGAACTAACACATTTTTCCCCAAAAATAAAACCACAACCTGAAGATAAGTTGGAAGAACTTATGATGAAAGCTAATGCTTTTCAAAAACATTTGGAGAGTTATAAGAATATGGGTATTACTCGTGTCATCATTGAGGAACCTTTGTTAAATTCAAATAACGTTTATACAGTAGGGACATTATTGAGATACAATACAATGATATGTAAATTGATTTATGATATTTTTGAGATTGTCCCAACATTCATTTCAACGTATAACGCAAGAAAATATGCATTTCCTGATTTGGTAGGACCAAATGATAAAGGACGTAATGTATTATTTGGTGGTTATCCAAAAGACATAGATAAGAAACAAGTTATTTGGGATCATGTTAATGATGTGTGTCCCGATGTTCAATGGTTGTATGATAAGAATGGTAAATTGAAAAAAGAAAATTTTGATATGAGCGATGCAGCAACCGCAGTTATTGGTCACTTCAATATGATAAAACAATTGGATAAATAATATTTGGCAACTTATATTTTATATTACGATTTATCAATGATATATTTAATAATAGGACGGGACAAGGGTTAAAAGCCTTGTTTGGTTGGTAGGAGGTCAGCGGTGGTGTGCTGGCCTCCATTTTTTTTTATAAGATTTTTTTGTTATAATATACAACATGAACACCCAAGAAGTAGATTATTCCGCAGTATTTGAAATTTTGGAAGACATATTTGGTGACTATAAGAATCATAATGATTATAGATACCAAGTGTCTTTTGATTGTCCTGTGTGTTCTCATGAAATAAAAGGATTAGAAAAAGGTGATGGTAAGGGCAATTTGGAAATCAATTACAAATACGGTGTTTATAAGTGTTGGGTATGTGCCGAATCTCACGAAACACACGGTTCAATATATAAGTTAATTAAGAAGTTCGGTAACCCTAAACAACTTAAAAAATATATTCTTTTAAAACCAGAAGAAGATGAGGATGGGAATAAAAAAGAATATAAACCAGTTAAATTACCAAAAGAATTTATTTCATTTAAAGACGCAAGTTTTGGAATGAAATTAACACCAGGATATAAGCAGGCACTCAATTACATCAAAAAAAGAAATATAACAGATTTGATGTTACAACTTTATAATATTGGATTTTGTGCTACAGGACCTTATGAAAATAGAATTATCATTCCTTCATATGATGAAAACAGAAGATTGAATTATTTTATTGCTCGTTCCTTTTTAAATAAAACGAAGAGAAAATATATGAACCCCGTGGTACAAAAGGAAATCATTATTTTCAATGAAAGTTTAATTAATTGGGACGAACCTGTTTATATAGTTGAAGGTGCGTTCGATAGTATTTTCATTCCAAATGCAATCCCAATGTTAGGAAAGTTTATGGGTGAACATTTATTTAAAAAACTATATGATAATGCAAAAAAAATTATTATAGTACTTGACCCTGACGCCTATAATGACCAAGAGAGATTATATCATAGATTAAATTGTGGAAAACTGATGGGGAAAGTGTGGAGTATTAAATTAGAGGGAGACAAAGATATTGCTGATTTACAAGGAAACTTAAGTGAATATAAAATGAAACAAATAGAGTAACATGAATTTAAAAGACATCTCATTAGAGATAAACGATTTATTAGAAAAGAGAAGACAAGAATTAGAATTAACATTCATAGAAGAAGAACACATTTACTATATGAAAGATATTGATGGTGAAATTAAAAAGAACTTTCCATCCGTATCTAAAGTAGTTAAGAAATTTCACAAACCATTTGATGCTGATGGTATGGCACTTAAAATGGCAAAAGGAGACCCTGAAGGACAATCACAATTACTTGCCGAATGGAAAGAGGCTGGCGACTTATCAACCAATATGGGAAGTAGAGTTCACTTTGAATTGGAGAAAGATTTAATTGGTCGTTTTGGCAATTACAAAGAAGTTAGACAACCAATATTTGAAATTAATGAGGAACAACAACGCAAAAGTGATGCAATGATTAAAGCGGGAAAAGATTTTCTTAATTTAATGTTAGAACGAGGAGGGGTATTATTAGATACTGAGATTGTATTAGGAGACCCAACAGAACAATACACGGGTCAACCCGATAAGTGTTGGTTGATGCAAAATAAAACAAAAGATGATTTTGGATTTGTAATAACAGATTGGAAAAGTAATAAGCCAAAGAACTTTGAGGTACATCACTACACTGGTAGATTATATCCACCATTTAATAATTTTCATGATAATGCCTTAGGTCATTATTATTTACAATTACCATTATATGGTCGATTGTTGCGTAAGATGTTAGAAGGAACAAAATATTCCGATACTAAATTATTAGGTGGAGTTATAGTTCTTTTAAAAGAAGACGGAACATTTACCGAATATAAAGTTCCACCACAAATAACAAATGCAATCCTTACAATGGATTTATCAAAATATATTTCAAGATGGTCAAAAAAATAATACACATTGCCGACTTACATATTCGTACAATTCAAATGCATGATTTGTATAGAGAACAATTTGAAACATTAATTGATGAGATACGAGAACATAATATTGTGTGGCATCAAGAAGGTATTGAATATGAAGAAATTCGTATCGTTGTTGCAGGGGACCTGGCACATCAGAAAATAAATATTTCTAATGAACAGTTATTATTAACAAGTTGGTTTTTAAAAGAGTTATCCAAATACGGTAAAGTTGTTATCATACCGGGTAATCACGATTTCTTAGAGAATAACACACAACGATTAGATAGTATAACACCAGTGGTTCAATTATTAGACGACCCAACTATTGTTTACTATAAAGATAGTGGTGATTATATTGATGAAAATATTCAATGGGTTGTTTATTCATTATATCAACATAACGCACGTCCTGAATTTACAAAAGACGAAACTAAATTAACTATTGGATTATTTCACGGACCTATTATGGGATTATCGACTGACTTGGGATACGAATTTGAAGATGCATATGATAGGTTAAACTTTGTTGATCTGGATTTATTGTTATGTGGTGACATTCATAAGAGACAACAATTCACATTACCAAACGGAGGTCATGCAATCATGGTCGGTAGCCTCATTCAACAAAACTTTGGTGAGACAGTTAAACATCACGGATATGGTATTTATGATGTGGAAACAAATGAATATACATTTCATGATTTGGACAACGAACAACCGTTTCTTCATTTCTCAATAAACGATATAAAAGACATTGAAGATGGAAAAGAAACACACGTTAATCTTGGATAAGGAGTTCACGCAATTTTGTGAATTAAATAATATAACAGATATTGATAAACAAGCACAAGAAACCTTCAATAGGGGGTTCTCTTTGTTAAAATATGGTGAGATACCGAATGGTAATAAAATTAGAGAAATTATTGAAGTACCCAAAGAGACAATCAAAGAAGTTATTGTTGAAAAGATAGTAGAACGTATTGTTGAGGTTCCCGTTGAAGTCATTAGGGAAGTAATTAAAGAAATAACAATAGAGGTACCTGTGGAGGTCATTAAAGAGGTCGTTGTTGAAAAGAAAGGTAAGAGTAAGACTGTAACTAAAGAGGTGATTAAAGAGGTTCCAGTTGAGAAAATTATTGAAGTTATTAGGGAGGTTATTAACAATGATGAGATAGATAGGTTAATGAAAGAGAATGAAAAACTTAAGACAGATTTAAATAATATTACAAATTCACTATCCAAATTAGGGAAGGGTAAATTAATGAAGAATAGTGATATGAGTTCACTTTACGACGAATAATTTCCGGCAACTTACTTTTTTTTACGGAATGTTTTCTCTATATTTTAAATATTAAATTAATGATTATGATGAACTTAATTATGTGGTTGTTTATTTCCTATGGAATTTCAAATATTATGGTGTTTGGTAGCATATTCAACACACCAAGAGAATGGATTACAAGAAAATCAGAATGGTTTGGAAAACTGGTGAATTGTATGATGTGCCTACCTTTTTATGTGGGCGTTCTAATGTCATTAGTACTTGGTGGTTTGACAAATAAATTTTTTCCATGCCCTTGGTATGTATGTTTATTTTTTGATGCTGTATTAACCAGTGGTTTAGTCTATTCATTTAACGTATTAGTTGAAAAAATGGAAAAATAAATAAAATGAGCATAGAAAAAACAATAATATATAGTGAAGAAAATCCAAAATCAGAAGATTTAAAAAAAATATTCAATCATTTTGGTTTAACATATGATGAAAATATGATTATTAGGAAAACAGTTAAATCTAAAAATAATAGTTCTTTTGTTGACCTTTTAATAGATAAAAATGGAGAAATATTTCTTTGTGAAATAACACAAACAAATGAAAAATCAAGCAGAAATGGAAATTACCAACGACCACAAAAGTTTGTTCAATCAAATCATTATTATCCTAATTCAAAAAAAATGATTTATGTTAAAGGGGGATACATTGTTAAAACTGATTCATCAAAAATTGCGGCATCATTATATTATTTAAATAACATAACATGTAATTATATTGAAGATAGTGAGGAATTCCCAACAACATTGAAAGATTTAATTGAATTACAAAATTCAATAAGTGGACCGAGTCACAACACATCAATAAAATTAAATTTAATTGATGGTATATTAAACATACAAATAAGGTTAGAAAAAAATTATAAATTAGCATCTGATCCGAATGTTGGTTATTTAAGTAGCATTGCGACAATACCAAATAGTGGAATAAAAGAAGTAATTATAACAAAACATGGATTAGATAAAAATATTGTTAAAAACCACAAAGGAAAATTATATAAAAATTTACAGTTAATGGGTATTAAGACAACTTTTGTTTTTGACGATGAAAATATTACTTGGGAAGTCGAACCAAATTTTAAAATGAAAGATGAATATTATGTTGAAATTATTGATGGAGAGAAAGTTGCAATGATTAATTTCGAAAACGATTTTTTAAAAGATAAAAAACATATCGATATTTTATTTAAAAATTATGCGGGATGTGAAAGAGAAAAGTTTATTGATTTTAATGGAAATGAACATACAGTTCCTAAAAAAGTACAAATACCTGATCAAGTTTTATATAATAAAAATAAAAATATTATACTATTTATTGAAGCGGAAAATATTGGAAACACTCAAAATGGATTAAGACAATTAAACACATTTGATGAGTTTGAAAATTGGGTTAGAAACATATTAAAATTTGATAATAAAATTATTAGAGGAGTTATTACTGACTACTATAATGTAAATTGTTGTAATGAAAATTATTTAGGTAATTATCTCAATAAAAATGAATTTAAATTAAATGAAATCTTATATTAGAAACGTAGACATGAGAGAAGGTATTAAAGAAATACCGGATAAATCAATTCAATTAATATTGGCAGATTTACCATATGGACAAACAGAAATAGAATGGGATATAAAAATTGATATGAATGACTTATGGAATGAATGGTGGAGAATATTAAAAGATAATGGAGTAATTGTGTTATATGGGGTACAACCATTTACATCTTATTTAGTTCAGTCACAAATTAATTTTTTTAAATATAGTTTGGTTTGGAAAAAAAGTAGGGTTGGTGGATTTGCACAAGCACCATATAGAGTTTTAAATCAACATGAAGATTTATTAGTATTCTCAAAAGCGGGAATGACAAAAAATTCAAGGAATAGAATTCTTTATAATCCACAAGGAGTTGTTGAGATTAATAAAACAATGAAAGGTAAGACTGAAAATGGACTTAGAAAAGGTAGAAAGGCCCAAAGTGATTATGTACAAAAATATACAAATTATCCTACATCGATACTTGAATATTCTAGTGATGGAAAACCCATTCATCCAACACAAAAACCAATAGATTTAAATGAATTTTTAATAAAATCATATACAAATGAAGAGGATTTTATTTTTGATCCTTGTTATGGTTCAGGGTCTGCGATAATTGCGGCTAAAAATATTAATAGGAAGTATATTGGATTTGAGTTAAATAACGAATATTATGAAAAAACAAAAAACATTATAAATGGAGAACATAACGTTATATAACGGTGATTTTTTAAATGAGATTAATAAAATAGAAGATGAATCGATTGATTTAATTTTAACTGATATTCCCTATAATATAAGTCAGAAAAATAATTTAGGTGGATTTGATAAAAAAAATAATAGAAATCGTATTGGGTTAGATTTTGGGGAATGGGACTACAATTTTAAAGTTAAAAATTTAAATATTTTACAACAAAAATTAAAAAAGGGAGGATCTATTGTTATTTTTAGTGCGTTTGAACAATTAAGTGAAATTATAAATACATTTAGTGAATTAGATTTAAAAGATAAATTAATATGGGAAAAAACAAATCCATTTGTTAGAAATAGAGATAGAAGGTACATATCTAATATTGAATTTTGTTCTTGGTTTATTAAAAAAGGAAAATGGATTTATAATAGACAACATCAAACATATGAATCATCGGTATTAAAATATCCATCGGAAAGTGGAGGAGGATTTGTAAGATATCATCCAACACAAAAAAATCTTAAAATGATTGAATATCTTTTAAAAATTCATAGTAATGAAAAATCGTTAATTCTTGATCCATTTATGGGAGGAGGAACTGTAGGTGTTGCTTGTAAAAAATTAAAAAGAAATTTTATAGGTATTGAAATTAGTGAAGAATATTATAATAAAGCGAAGATTAGAATTGAAAATATTAATGAGTAATCCTTTTATAAAAGTAACGTGGGAAGATGTTCCTGAAAATTTTACCCCTGAGAAAATCAGAAGGGTGAAATCTTATTTTGAGAAAAAGTATAGTGCGAAGACTGTTCAGGTAATTACTAAAACTTTAATTAACGTAAATCAAACACGATTAGAATCGTTAGAAGCGTCAGATAATATCTTAGATCATCAATATCAAAAAAAACTAATGAAAGATTTCATTAACGATAATGAAATTGATATTAAATGGGAATTGGTTGATAGGTTAGATAATAAAGTTAACGTTCATATAGATAAATTAAATGAAAACAAAGTTAGATATAATAAATGGTATATTAGGAAAGTGGAGTTTTCTAATTTTCTATCATTCGGAGATAATAACGTTATTGATTTTACTGGCTTGGACGGTATTACGGTAATTGAATCCACACCAAAGAACTTCGGTGGTAAATCCACATCTTCAGTTGACCTTTTAATGTTCTTATTTTTCAACACAACAACAAAGACAAAAACTAACGGTGAGATTTTCAATAGATTTACTGATAAGAATGATGTAAGTGTTCGTGGTGAAATTACCATTGATGGTGATGATTATGTAATTGAAAGAAAGACATCTCGTAAGATGGGTAAATCTGGTGAGTACACCGTTAAGAATGAATTGGAATTTTATAAAAAAACTGAAGATGGTGAAATTGTAAATTTATCGGGCGAACAAAGAAGAGAAACTGAAGCGTTTATATCTTCAGCAATTGGAACCGAAGAAGATTTCTTATCAACCATATTAACAACTGGTTATAATTTAGAAGAACTAATTGAATCCAAACCAACCGCTCGTGGACAAATTTTAACAAAGTTCATGGGTTTAGAAAATTTAAAAATTAAAGAAGAGCTTGCAAAAGAAATATATAATGATTGGAGTAAGAAATTAGTATCCAACACATATAACAAAGTTAGTTTAGAATCTGATAACGAAACGTACAAAGAAAGTATTACCAATTCGGAAAGTGAGATTGTAAAATTAACAAAAGAATTAGGTAAGTATGAAAAGGATTTAGACAAGTTAGAAAAGAAAAGAGATGATGTATTCTTAAAAAGAAATAATGATGTTGATAAAGAATTACTGAATACAAATCCCACTTTATTACAAAGAGAAGTTGATGAATTAACAAAACAAAAAAATGTAAGTCAAACAAACGCTGACGGAATTAGTGTTGTTGAACCATCTCAATTCTACGATGAAGATCAACACAAAGAATTAAAAGGTGAAATGGCAAATCTCCAAGGAATTGATGTTGTATCCAAATATGAAAAAACTCAAAGAGAAAAATTGATTAAACAATTTGAAGAAGGAACAGTTTGTCCTACTTGTAATCGTGCGTTAGATGAGGTTGACCACAGGGATGAAATTGAAAAGATTAAAAAAGAAATTGAAGATATCATTAAGGAGATGGAATTAAATCAAAATCAATTTGATTTATTAAAAGAACAATCTGAAGGGTTTGATAAATTAAAAACCGAATTTGAATCTTACGAAAGAAACAAACTTCGTAAGGAAAGATATCAATTAGAGATTGAACAAAAACAATTGGAAATTGACGGTAAACAAAAAAGATTAGATAATTACGAAAGTAATAAAAAGAAACTTGAGGATAATCAAAAGATTGATGCGGAAGTTATTGCACTTAAAACTAAAATAGAAACCGCAAACGGAGATATTAGACAGACAAACACTAACATTGAAAAACATACCAACAATATTTCAAACATGAACGGTAAGGTTGGTATCAATGAGGAGTTAATTAAAAAGATTACTGCGGAGGAAGAATTGTCAGCTGTGTTTAAGATTTATTTAACTGTGTACGGTAAGAATGGTATATCTAAAATCATTCTTAAAAATATGATTCCATTAATCAATCAGGAGTTATATCGTTTGTTGGTTGATAGTTGTCACTTCATTTTAGAGATGAATATAAACGATAAGAACGAGGTTGAATTTATAATGATAGATACTGAGACCCGAATTGTTAAACCTCTTAATGCGGGTTCTGGTTACGAAAGAACTATATCCTCATTAGCACTTCGTAGTGTGTTAACCAAGATATCCTCATTACCTAAACCTAACATTGTAGTTATGGATGAAGTGTTCGGTAAAATAGCCGATGAGAACTTGGAAATGGTGGGAGAATTCTTCAAAAAGATTAAAAATTACTTTGACCATATATTGGTCATATCTCATAATTCTTTAATACGTAATTGGTCTGATAATATCGTTATGATTAAGAAAGAAGAAAATGTTTCTTCAATAGATTTTATCACAACAAAAATTTCTTAGTTTCAAATATGTTAATTATATTTGTCCTATAAACTAAATTTACTTTTATGACACCAAAAGATTACCAACAATTTGGACTCTACGCTAAAGATAAAGGGATTAGCTCCTTAGATTTACATTACCACAATCAAAAAATTGAGGACAGTTTAACCCCATATATTTTGGAGGAAAGACAAATGAATGTTACAATAATGGATGTTTTTTCGAGATTGATGATGGAACGTATCATTTGGGTTGCTGGAGGTGTGGATGACCATATGTCAACTATTTGTCAAGCACAATTAATGTTTTTAGATAGTTTGGATCATAATGACATTACAATGCACATTGATAGTCCAGGTGGAAGTGTAAAATCAGGCTTATCAATTGTTGATGTTATGGATTATATCACATCTGACATTAGAACTATTAATACAGGTATGGCAGCTTCAATGGGTTCAGTTCTATTAGGTGCCGGTACTAAAGGTAAAAGAGGTTCTTTAAGGTTCTCCCAAACCATGTTACACCAATCATC